AAACTTAATCTTAAAAAGAAGGTATTCCTAATCCTACACCAGATGGTGTTGGTGAATCAGGTGCTTCCTGTGCACTCCCCATATCAGGTATAAGTGATCCTCCTAAAGCTCCAGTGCCTAAACCACCAGGTAAAACTGATTCCATCACCTTGCTTTTGACGTTTTCGATAATTGCATCCTTGCGTATGAATACATAACCAGCAACACCAACGACGGTGAGAGATACAACACCACTTGCAATAGCGATTCCATTTACTATTTTCTGTAACATGATTTTTATATTATATATCCTATTATATATTGAAATACTTATCGTAGTAATCTAGTAATCCTTCAGTTGATTTATTTCCTAAAAATATCCAGTCGTCTGCACACTCATAAATTGATCTGTTATGATGAAATCCACCATATGTTTTTAATAGTAATGATAATACTTCTGCTCTAAATGCCATGTTCTCTGTGCTAAATTTCTCCGTCATCATACTCGCTGCCTTCTCCTATGTACGCTAGTGAATAAACATCTTCTTGCATATCAGGTTCCAACCACTCTAAAAATTCTTGAGCGACAGAATATGCATTCAGATAATCTAATGGATCATCACTCTCACATATAGTATGTATTCTATCCTTTGCCCAAGAGGTGCTATTTCTAACTGTTTGTTTTAAAGTCACCATAATCTTTTTTCATGTATCTGCCTAGAATATTGCTATTATAATACTTTGGTGTCCCGTCGTCAAGTGCTTCTGTTAAAACGTTATGTAAAAATAATTGTTTCGTTTCCTCGTAGTTTACTTTTCCGAGGGTTGTGTGGAGTGAGAGAATTTCCCTCTTGAAAGTATCCTTTCCATCTCTTCTAATGTCTGATTTAAGTTCTTCAGAACTTCCGTAATATCGCTTCCAGTCGGACTCGGAGGTAACTTTTCTTTTTGCTCCTCTGGGTTTTCTTTTTTGAATAAAGTACTTTCTTCCGATATAGGATTTACCACTGTTGGTGTTGGTGATGCGATAGACGAATCCATAGTAGTCACCGATATCATCAGAGGTAAAAGGACGACCTTCATATATCCAAGGGTTCTCATAATCAACATTCATTAATTAATTGCCACTAACTTATATAGTTAGTGACTTATGATTCTGTATTGCGATTAAAGTTTCTAGGGGAATCCAAGCAGATCTTTCTTCACCGAACTGAACTTCAACTTCAGTAATTACCTCTCGGTGAAATCTATCATAACTCTGTCGAGTGTTTTTAACAACATTAAACGGACTCATCATCTTTTTTCCATTCCATAATTTTTTCAATTTCTTCTGCAGAGAATTTACCAGTAGCTTCTAACTCTTCTTTTTTGAGATGATCTGCTGCCTTGTACAGTGGTTCACCTGTTTTTACATTCTTTTTACCTGCCATGTAACCTTGATAAGCAGGAGTATTTCCTTTCTTATCAGCTTTAGTTACAGTATATGCTTCAGAGATTTTAGAATACTCTTCAGTCAAATTTTTTAGATCTTTAGAATCCATTTTTTTGATCTCGTTTTGTTTATTTAGTTCCTTATATACTTCTTCACAATGTTCAGAGGCATCGTAAAATGCCTGTTTCATTGCTTCAATACTCCATTCAATATCAGAGTTTGAATCCGCTGAATGTGTCTTTTTTGACATCCTGTTTAATACCCCCAACGATATAAGATTCAACTTCAGTTTCCTGTGGTGCAACCTGTAATCCTTTTGAGGAGATCCAATGCTGTGTCCAAGGTAATGGATTGTTTCTTGCAGGAATGTCGTATACAGGTTTTAATCCGATTGACTTCATTCTCTTGTTAGCAATCCACTCAACATACTGATGTAATAATTTATCATTGAGACCAATCATACTTCCATCTTTAAACAGATACTCTGCCCATACCTTCTCTTCGTTTACACAACGATTAAACATACCATAAGTCCACTGCTCTTCTTCTTTGACAATCTCTTTCATTTCTGGATCGTCACCTTTTCTCCAGTTGTTTATAATATTTTGAGTGATAGCAAGATGCTGATTCTCATCACGAGCAATCAAAGAGATGATCTTTGCACTACCTTCCATCATCTTGAGTTCACCAAATGCGAATGAACAAGCAAATGAAACATAGAAACGTATACCCTCAAGTATGTTGACGTTTGCTACTGCACGATAGAGTTTTCTTTTGATTTCTTTTCTTTCAAGTTTACCAGATACATGATCTCTCCAACCATCTTTCCACCAATTACCTGTGTCATACTGATGTGCTTCATTTATAAACTCATCATATGATTCTGTTACAGTTGCTGCACGATCTAATATACGATTATCAGATAGGATCTTATCAAATACTTCTGATGGATCTGGATATACATTCTTAATCACATATGTGTATGAACGAGAATGTATCATCTCCATGAATGACCAAACTTCCATACATGCCTCTAATTCTGGTAGAGAACAATATGGTAGAAATGCCATACCTGGTGCACGACCTTGTACAGAGTCAAGCATGATCTGATACTTAAGATTAGAAGTATAGATGTGCTTTTGCTCTGGACGTAGTGATTGATAGTCACCACGATCCTTCTGTAGAGACACTTCTTCTGGTCTCCAGAAATATCCTAACTGTTGTTTAGTTAAGTTTTCAAATTGATTGTACTTAAAATTGTCATATCTCTGTACTCCCAATGGTTTTCCAAAAAACATTGGTTGTTTTTTTGTATCAACTTCTTCAGTATTGAATACTGTCATACCATTAACTTTTGCCATTGGTCTACTGTCCGCTGATGAGATTTTAAATTTTACAGGATTCACAATCCTCCTCCGATGTGTCTAAAATATCGCATATCAAATTGTCAAGAGAAGCGGGAACTTCTTCCTCTACTTCATCCGTCTTAATGTCATATGTGTTTTGATAATAACTTGTCTTCCAACCATACTTATATGTAGTCAAAAGATCTTGTGCCATGTCAGAAACTGGAACTTCATTGTTAGGATAATGTTCTGGATTATAACTCCAGTTTCCAGATATCGCTTGATCAAAGAACTTCTGCATTACAGCGACGATGTTGATGTAACCCTTGTTACTTGTCATTTCCCAGAGTAAAGTGTAATTGTTTTTCAAAGATCCATACTGTGGAACAATCTGCTTAAGAGGTCCTTTCTTTGACTTCTTAATGGACAAGTATCCTCTAGGTGGTTCGATTCCATTGGTTGCGTTTGACACAATGGAACTGCTCTCCGATGGCATTTGTGCGGACAAAGTTGAGTTCCTGACTCCGTATTCCGAAACAAGTGACCGTAAAGAATCCCAATCATATTTCAAATCATTGGGAACAATATCATCAACATCTTTTTTGTATGTATCAATTGGAAGTATGCTCTGACCATATTTAGTCATGGATGAAAATTCACAAGCACCCTTCTCTTTTGCAAGATTAACTGTTGATTTTATCAAGTTATATTGGAATGCTTCTGAAAGATCATGTACTAAATTCCATGCTTCCTGATCATCATAACTCACCCCTTGCTTGGCAAGATAGTGTGCCAATCCAATGTATCCTATACCAAGCGATCTACGTGCTTTGGTGGCAAGTTCTGCTGCTCTAACGGGGTATTGTTGGAAATCAATGAGCTCGTCAAGGCTCCTAACAGCAAGATCGCACAGAACTTCGAGATCGGATAGATCACGTATCTTACCGACGTTAATAGCAGAAAGAATGCAAAGAGCAATTTCACCAGTTTCATCATCTATATGTTGGATAGGTTTTGTGGGTAATGTAATTTCTTGACATAGATTGCTCATCTCAACTTTATCCACGAAGGATGAGTGAGAATTACAATGGTCAATGTTCATTATGTATATTCTACCAGTTTCTGCTCTCTCTTTCAAGAGGTCAAGTATCAGTTCTTGAGCACTTATAGTCTTTTTAGGAACAGATTCATCATTCTCATACTTTACGTATAGTTCATCAAAATCCTCTGTACCAAAACTATCATAAAGCCCTGGCACATCATGAGGAGAAAATAATGTAATTTGTTCATTGTCAATAAATCTTTGGTAAAATAAAGCACTCAACTGAATTGAGTAATCAAGTTTGCGAACTCGATTATCTTCTGTGCCTTTATTATTCTTTAATACAATTATGTCTTGGATTTCTTGATGCCAGATAGGAAAGTGGACAGTCGCTGACCCACCTCTGATCCCGTTTTGAGTGCAGCATCTGACAGTGCTTTCAAACTTTTTGAGGAAGGGGACAACACCTGTGTGTTGAACCTCCCCGCCTCTGATTTTACTGTTGATGCCACGGATGCGACCTGCGTTGATACCGATACCCGCCCTTTGTGCAACATACTTGCCGACAGCCATATCAGAGCTAAAGATACTATCGAGGGTGTCATCAATATCAACAAGAACACAGCTAGCAAATTGTCGAATTGGAGTGCGGACTCCCGCCATGATTGGTGTCGGGATGTTGATTCTGTGTTTGGAGATGGCATCGTAATACTTTTTAATGTAGTCTAATCGTGTATCTTCTGGATACTTTGAGAATATAGAAGCAGAAATAAGAAGATACATGAATTGTGGAGACTCATAAAGTGCTCCTGTGCTTCTATCTTGTACAAGATATTTATCTACAATCTGTCGAAGACCAGCATATGTAAACAAATAATCTCTATCATGATCTATAAATGATTCGAGTTTTGCAAATTCTTGTTCTGTGTATAAGTTTAATAACTCTTTATCATATACACCTGCTTCAACACAATTTTTAACTTGTTCGATTAAGGGTGGATGATCGTGAATTCTACCAAATACTTGCTTACGGAGAGTAAACAATAATAATCTTGCTGCAACAAACTGATAATTAGGGTGATCTAAATCAATGAGATCACTTGCAGAACGTATTAGTATCTCCTGTATCTCACCAGTTGTGATACCATCATAGAATTGTATACCTGATTGTATCTCTACTTGACTCGCAGAGACCCCTGCAAGACCCTTACATGCCTCTTCACACATGACGTGCATCTTTTCAAGGTTCAATGGTTCAATCGATCCATTTCTCTTGACAACTTTAGTTCCGTTGCTCATATT